GATCCTACGTCTTGCTGTTACAGGTATGCAACAAGTGGACATTGCCGCAGAGCTTGGTGTCACAGCAGCAATGGTCTCTTACACACTGAATAGTCCTATTGCCAAGAGGGAGATCGAACTTCTTCGTGCAGCGAGGGACCTTGATGCAGTTGATGTGGCTAAGAGGATACAAGAAGTTGCACCCATCGCTCTTAAGGTGTTGGAAGAACTTCTGGTGAACGGTATGGAAGGTACGAAGTTCAAGACTGCTACTGACATCCTCGATCGAGCAGGTCATGCAGCTGTGCGTACTCTCAGAACGGAGAGCGTCTCTATGCACCTTACTAGGGAGGACATAGACGATATCAAGAACAGAGCAAAGGAGATCGGTCTATGTGCTGTGACAGATGTCACAAATGCTACGTAGGAGGTATAGATGATAGAAATTGGAAGTGGGATAGCTATAGCTGGCGTGTCGATTTCTGCTGGTGCTGTTGCTATCACAGCGATAAGAGTGTTTGCTTCTAATCGAGATGAGAAGAATATAAGTTTCTTTCCTTGTAAAGAACATTCTGGGATAGTTGAAGGAATCGCATCTATTAAGAAGAATCAAGATAGGCAGGAGAAATGCCTAGAGACTATTGCGGTGGATGTGAAGAGTTTATTAAAGAAGGTGTAAGAATGACAGCTCATATGATTAGACTGGAGAAGAGTTCTCAAGGATTCATTGGAGTTCTCCTACTTGACAGTGTGATATTCTGCTTCACGCTTGAGCTTGATGATACCTTTCTCAAGCAAGGCTCGTATCATTGTGAGAGGTTTCATGGAACGAAGTGGCCTAATACCTTTGAGATTGAAGTGCCAGGACACACGGCGGTTTTCTTTCATGCAGGGAACACTGAGGCAGATACAAGGGGTTGTATTCTCCTTGGTGCAACAACTGGCAAATTGAAGGGTGATCGAGCTGTGTTGAATAGTGGAGACACATTCAAGAAGTTTCTTGCAGTCACAAAGAACATGAATAACTTTTCACTCTTTGTGAATAGCCATATTTACTAACAGAGGAGGGTTTATGAAAAGGATATTGGCTCTTTCAGTGGCTCTATTTTTCTTGGTGGGCTGTGCATCTACATTGACGAGGGTTGGGAAGGATGGTACTTCTCTATCCTTGAGCAATTACGCTTACACAGAGTTCGTCTATGATGCGAGTGGGAAACTTCTGGGTAAGAATATAATGATTCCCTCTAGCAACATCGTAGAAGCTGTGCTGAAATCACTTGTATCAGCTATCTCATCTCTCCTTGATTATGTAAACGTTCTCGGAGACCAGGATAAGATGAAAGATGCGAATCTTGATGTAGAGAAAAAAGGAGTACGATGAACGATCTATCCAGGTATCGAGCATACAAAGAGCATATGAAGACAGGAGATCTGCTCCAGTGGCGATCTAACTCTATAGTTGGTAAACTGATCTGTTGGAAGACCGGCTATGATGTCAGTCATTCTTCATTGATTCTTCGTCTCTCTGAGTATGAAGGGGAGGAGAGGCGCAGATTTACTACGGAAGCTATTGGTATAGGAACGGTACTTAGTCTTCTGTCTCGGCGCCTTGAGCACTTCAATGGTAATCTCTGGTGGTTTCCTCTGATAGATGATTGGGACAAGAAGAGGACATTTATCGGAGAGATGGCTGTGGGGTTGATTGGTATTAAGTATGATTATAAGTCACTGATAAAGCAGATATTTGGCGCAGTCTCTGTTGATATTCAAAGGCTGTTCTGTTCAGAATATGTCTATCTTTGCTATGGATTTGCTGGTCAAGCACCTTATCCAGGCGCATTGAGTAATCTTGGAATCCACAAGAAAGGAGTGCAGCTTTTATGATCGAAGGAATTCTTTCAAATCACTGGTGGGCTATGATAGCGTCGGACTATAGCGTAACGATGCTGCTTGTTGTCACAGGAGTTGGGGTGATCTTGAAGATCATCGCTGTGATAAACCCGAGTGTGAAGACGTCTGCAGTTACAGACCTTATCTCTGGGTGGGTCTACGGACTTCCAGGAATGAAAGAGAGGATCGTCTCCGTAGGGCCTACTGTATATAAAGGAGACAACATAGCACCATGAACCTTGACACTAAAGAAGAGATCAAGGAGGTAATGGCGCGCTGCTTTAGTAGCACAAAGACAAGCGCACAGATCCTCTTTGCTGACTCTTTCTATCGTCCTTTTGCACCTATTACCGAGCCTATCTTTGAGGCTCTTGATGATGATAGGTTACAAAAGGTGGTGATAAAGGCTCCTCGAGGGTGGGGAAAGTCCACTATCCTAAATATAGCGTATGCTGGAAAGAAGGCACTGTTCCGGGAGAAGAAGTTTATAGTACCAATAAGTACCACCTCGACTAAGGCTGTTCTTGAGAGTGAAAACCTAAAGCGAGAGCTTCTGACAAACATTCTTATTAAGAAGGTGTTTGGAAATGTAAGAACTAACAATGCTAATGAGACTGGTATAGACCCTGCCTTCAGCAAGGAGATGTGGATGGTGAATGGGGAAACACTCATGTTTCCTAGAGGAGCTGGACAGCAGGTTCGTGGAGTTCGGTGGGGAAAGTATCGACCTGATCTCATTATCGTGGATGATCTTGAGGATTCAGAAGCTGTTGATTCAGAGGAACAGAGGAAGAAACTTAAGCAGTGGTTCTTTGCAGATGTTCTGAATAGTGTGGATAGAGGCAACTCTAATTGGAAGATTGTCTACATAGACACTTTGAAGCATCAGGACAGTCTGCTGGCAGACTTGATGGATGATCCAACCTGGTTCCATATAGAGATAGACCTATGTGATGATGCACTTAAAAGCAACTGGCCAGCCTTTATGACAGATGATGCGATCAAGGCATTGTATGAGACCTTTAGGTGCCAAGGCCTTCTAGACACGTTTGCAAGAGAGTACAGAGGTCAGGCTATTGCAAAGGAGGATGCGGTATTTAAGGAATCCTACTTCAAGTACTACCTTGAAAGTGACGCTGCGTTTACAGAGAAGCTTGGAGGTCTTGAAAGCATAGTCATAATGGATCCTGCGAAGAGTACAAAGGTTTCTTCAGATTATTCTGCAATAGTTGGAGTTGGAGTGAACACAGAGATTCCTAGGATCTACATTCGAGACATTGATGCAGGTATGATGCATCCGGATGAGATATATGCAAGAACATTTGACATGGCAGATAGAATAGGAGCAAGAACTATTGGATATGAAGTGACAGGTCTCGATGAGTTCATCACCTATCCTATCACTACATTCATGATGAAGCGTGGAAAGTTCTATCGACTTATAGAGCTCAAGGCACGGGGTAAGAAGGAAGATCGCATAGCGATGTTGAATCCCTTATACCGTCTTGGTTACATCTGGCATAACAAGAACATATCGCAGATTCTTGAGAGCCAGCTTATTGCGTTTCCAAAGAGTAAACGAGACGATGTAATGGATGCAACTGCTTACTTAGTTGAGATGCTTGAGCTTGGTGAGCGATACTTTGCGGCAGATGCTTCAACAGATGGAGAGACGCCTCCAGATGATGAATACGATGGACTTGAGGCAGAGAATGAACCAGCCTTAAAGAATTGGAGAGCTGCATAAATGCCTACTATTTTAGATCCAAATAGCACTGCATCGAGCTTGGTTGTAGGGCAGGACTTAGGCTATACATATCCTCGAGGGCTTGACCTTCGTCCGGGTTCTCCTCTACATACCGCTATACTATCGAGACTGAACATTAGAGTGCAGGAGAGTTCTAGGGAGATTAGTAAGAGACACAAGAGTTGGAAGAAGATAGACCAAACCCTCACTGCATACATTCCGATAGATGAGGCAGAGAGGAAGGTAAAGGATAACGACGAAAGGCGGCCTGTCTCTATCGTTATCCCTTATAGCTTTGCAACTATGGAGACCTTGCTAACGTACCTAGTCGCAGCGTTCCTTGATGATCCTATATTTAAGTACGAGGGCTCTTCACCAGAGGATAGGTTTGGTGCAATTCTTCTGGAGAAAGTGATCGAGGTACAGAGTCGAAGAGCGAAGATGGCTCTTTCTCTTCATACTACTTTCCGAGATGCTTGGTCCTATGGATTTGGGTCAGTAGCTCCATACTGGGATAAGATATACGGAAAAAGATCAGTGATGGTCGATGCAGGATTTCTTTCAGCGATCTTTGGAAGTTGGATAGGTGGAGGGAAGAGAAGGGAAAGTCAGGATGCTACTCTCTATGAAGGGAATATGCTGAAGAATATCGACCCTTATATGTACCTTCCAGATCCTAATGTGCCGGTGCAGGATATACAAAGGGGTGAGTTTGTAGGGTGGATAGAGACTACAAACTACATGAGGATGCTGGAACACGAGCAGAAGGATAAAACATACTTCAATGGTAAGTACATGGCTGGAACACAGGGATCGAATGGATTTAGTCAATGGAACAAGGCACGGAGTGCATCTGGACGAGAGTCACACTATGATCTTGGTGGTACTGGTATGGCACCTAGTTCAACATCTCCTATTGATCAGGTCTTTCTTTATGTTAATCTGATCCCGAAGGAGTGGGGACTTGGACCTAAGGAGTATCCTGAAAAGTGGCTCTTCTGTGTTGCGGCTGATAAGTACATTAGGTGTGCTAAGCCTCTTGGTCTTAACCACAATATGTATCCTGTTGTTACTTGTAGTCCTGACTTCGATGGATATAGTGTTACTCCTATATCTCGTTTAGAGATCATAAGCGGGCTACAAGGAGCTCTGGATTGGCTTATCAACTCACATATCGAGAATGTTCGTAAGAGCATTAACGATATGCTGATTGTTGACCCTAGTCTAGTGAACATTAATGACCTTCTTGATCCAGCTCCTGGAAAGCTTATAAGGATGAGACGAGCTGCTTGGGGACGTGGAGTTGAGCATGCTGTTATGCAGCTTAAGGTTACTGACATTACACAGAATCACATTAAAGATTCTGCGTATATTACAGAACTAATCAAGACCTGTTCTGGCTCTGTTGATAGTGTGATGGGTCTTGCGCGGTCTGGCTCGGAGAGGGTCAGTGCTACGGAAGCTCAGGGTACACGCCAGAGTGCTCTAAGCCGCCTTGCTAAGGCTGCAAAGGTTACATCGATGCAGACTATGCATGATCTAGGATATATGCTGGCTAGTCATACACAGCAGCTCATGTCTAAGGGTCTGTATGTCAGCATGACAGGTCGGTGGGAAGATGAGCTGAGAGCTGAGTCTGGAGATATACAGAGGAGGATGGTCAATCCCTTCGATTTAGTGGTTGGCTATGATGTGGTTGAGTTAGATGGAAGTATACCTGGAGAAGGTGATGTGGGCACTATGGTCACATTATTTCAGTCTATAGTGTCTAATCCACTTCTAGCAGGTCAGTTCGATATTGTGAGGATTTTTCAGAGGATCGCTAGGATGAGTGGTATTAAGGATCTTAGTGACTTTAAGGCGAAGCCTATGCCTTCTGTACAAGCAACAACAATGCCAGATGCAACAGTGGCAAGCGAGGCACAGAAGGGTAATCTTGTTCCTGTGGGAGGAGAATAATGACAGAGGATCTGGAGAAGCGAGAGTTTGCTAGACATGAGATAGAGGATTTCGTGAAAAGCAGAATGTGGAGGGCTATAGTTGCGACTATGGTTTCGAGGACGTCTGGACTTATGGAGGATAATAATCGTCTTGACCCCTTTAAGGAGCCATCACAGATATGTAGGAATCAAGGTATCATAGCTGGAATTGGAGAGATCATTGATCTTCCAGCTGTGATGTTAGAACAAACTGAATTTGATAAAGCTAAGGAGAAGGAGGAGAAAGAAGATGGAACCTAAGGTTAATGAAAGTAGGTCGGATAAAGTGATGGAAGCAGCTGTTAATGATTTACTAGGGTCTGCAGAGCCAGCTCCTATTGAGCCAGCTCCTATAGTACTTCCAGTTGTGCCTCCAGTTGAGCCAGTTCCTCCTATTGTGGAGCCAGCTCCTGTTGTGCCACCTGTTGTACCTCCGGTAATACCTCCAGAGGTCTCTCCGGTAGAGCCTGTGGTAGTGCCTCCTGTAGTTGAGCCACCGCCTATTGTGAAGCCAGGTGATATAACAGTACCACCCCCAGTTGTTGAGCCTTCTCCAGTGGTACCTGCTGCTGATCCAAGGGATGTAGAGATCACGGCTCTTCGTGGGACTGTAGATGAGCTGAGGAGGATGATAGAGACTGTTGCTAGTCAAGCAACTGCACCTAGACCTGCAGCTGA